GTTGACGACTTGCTGTAGAAGAGGTGGTGGTTGAGACAACGTATAGTTTTGATATAGTTGAATGCAACGATCTTATCGCGACGTCCTCGTCGCGAAGCCCGGTGGAGACCGATCTCCCGGGCCTAGAGATCGACAACAGCCTAGAAGAGAGTCTGGTCTTCGACGCGAGCAATCCCGAAGTGATAGATTTTATTCTAAGAGACCCAGAGGTAGTGGAAGTCCTCTGGAAGAGATTGGGAAGTCCATCCCAGGGCTTGCAACTGAAGCTCTCGACAGGCTGGGTAAGCCATACCGAGAGTACGACCTCAGTGTTGCAGAAATCGGAAGAGGCCCTGATGAACTTATTGTCGGACGCCCCAGGCCAGCAGGCTGGGGAAAGTCTTGGACATCCCTCACCACCACCGCTAAGCATGCCGTTGGACAGTATGCTTATCAGCTCGATGCTGAGTTGTGGAAGCGATTCGGTCGCTTCGAACGACACAATCGAGCAACCCGAGCCACCCTCGGACGTAGAGCCTATGAGCGGTGCATTGCCGCCCATATTGGTTACTTTACCCGACGCGTTCCACTTGATGCAACCGGAAGCGACTTCGACGAGTTCGAGGCGTTTAGGCCTTCTGAAGAAGTTGGAGCAAGGCAGGGTGAAGTTGGAGGACAGTGTCCTGGAGGAGACTATGTCCCAACTTTGCCTCATGCGGGTGACGAGGAGGAATTTCCGAGCCCAGAAGTTGCTGATGGAGGTAGACCCAGCGCTCTGGTCCCGCCAGGTCCGGGCGTCGAAACGTCTGAAGTACTGTGCGGGTCTGTCGGGGGATCACCTGGCGCCGATCTGCTTCAAGCGGTTGGTGAGGGTGGGGCTCCAGACTCAAAAGGCAAGGAGAAAGTTGCGGCCGAGGATGGCGCAACTTATGGGGAAACTTTTGGTGAAGACGCCGATGGAGGACGATCCGCCGGTGGACTACCCGAAGGAGATGGAGGAGAACGCCCACCTAGCGGCGCAGATCATGGAACAGGGGTTCCAGGTGGACCTGCGCAAGTCGCGGGGGGTTTGAATGATCTCCCCAATAGGGATTTGCTCGTCCCCAGGAATATGACGAGCAGCCAGGTGGACCTACTCCAGAGCATGTTGCCGGAGTTGGAAGTGAAACCTGTGCTTTACCCCGCGGCACACGACCATCCAGTCGCGCATTGGTTCCGCGCAGGGTATCTCCAGTTTCTGGTGAACAAGTGGACCAGACAGTTGGGACGGCCTGTGAAAATTTATGCGGTGGGGTTGAAACCCGCACATTTCATAGGCGTGAAGGACGCAGAGGTTTGGTTTGATGTTTCGCCAATAGCTCCGCGCGATGAGCTCCGGTATTCCGGAATAAAGCAGAACCGCTGTGAGTGCGAGAGTGATTGTCCGCACCTGGATCAAGCTGACTTTATCCTCCTTTGGGAGAGGACGTATTATGTTAGCCCAGACTTATTAGCCGCCCGCGTGAAATCCACGAAGGGCAGGGTTTTTAGTGTTCACAGTTCGTTCCCCGACGTGCGAGGGGCTCAGTTTGTTACGAAGGAGGGACCCGAGTTCAGGTATGATCGGGAAGCCGATGGTAGCGTTACGGTCACGGCAGACCGGGGAACGCTGAACAATTACCGGCATAGTGCCGCTGACTGGCTGAAAGAAGGCTACCACCGTCTGGCTGGAGACACCTGTCTCGCCTGGTGGAGCCATAGCTCTCGCCAGCATGTGGAAACAGTTGAATTTCAGGTGTTAGAGATGAAGCGCCCTGAGGCCGCTGCCGCCGTGGATGTTTGGAACACCGGCGGCAATTATTACGGCCCGGCGACTTTTGGACCTTATGTATCCACCCCGGTTGGGCCGGAGTTTAACGGGTTGAAAGGGTACAGTGTGGGACAGCATGTCCTACTCGCTGACACCAAAGTCGTGGTGTCAAAGGATGCCGTTGCGGCTTTCAGCCTTTGGGCACAAGGTAGGGAATTGGATGAGGACTATGAGAACGACGCGTTTAATGCTGCGCGCCTTATAATGAAGCACCTGCGTCTGCCCCTTACTGATAAGGCTGAACAGATAAGTTGGGTTGTGGCATTTGGAACCGCCCACGCCGTGACGAAGAAGGCCGCGACACGGCCAGCCTTGAAAGGATTTAAGGACGAGATGAGAAAAGCAGAAAGGTCAGGCGTGCATCGCCCCTTTTACAAACACCTTCCCAAGGGCGCGACGAGGAGAGTTTTGAAACGCGTTGCGGTGGTATTTGAGAAATTGGAAAGGGCCACACGGGAAGAGCGCAGAAGGTTGGCAGCCTTTTTGGCGCCTGTTATGAAGTTTTTGTTTGGGAAAGGCATGAGGACGTTGATATTGGGCTGGGCCGCCGTGTTCATCATGGGAAAGACCGCAGGGTTTGCGGCCGGCGTAGGTAGCCCTAAGTTCTTTGAGGACCTGTTTGAGCTCTGCAAGTTCGCGTGGCAGTTGGCTGGTATGGCGACTGGCTACTTGGCTGATTGGATTCTCGAGAAGATAACGCAGCCTTGGAAGTTGTTGAAAACCATTTTTAGGAAATTTGGTGATTGGGCTAAGGCCGTGGTGGCCTGGGTGCGGAAGCACTTTTGTAAGAAAGATTTGGACGCCGACCTGGCAGCGTTGGTCGAAGAGGAAGAGCGGGCCTTTAATGAAGGAATTGAGGATGATGTTGACGCCTTCGAAGGCACTAGCGCGGGCATCGGGGATAATGATATACTGTTAGACGCGCAATACGCTGGTGCTGGTATTACACCTGATGATGTGCTCCACGACGGGCCCGTCGTGGGAGAGAGGTATTGCAGCTACGGGGAAGAGTTGCCGGCCATGAGGGAAGATGCCAAGGTCCGCGTGCCCCCGGATGAGCCGTGCATTGGAGACCGCCCAGTCGTGTGCGTGGGCCTCGCTTGTAGTGACGTGACGGTGACGGAAGATTGTGGATGTGTCAGCAACCAGGTAAAAGCGATCGTCACGCGCGTAATGCGTCCACTGCCACCGCACGATGAGACCTATTGGCAGGGTGTAGACCAACGCCTGCCCGAACTATTTGACGTGGAGGTTGCGCCTGTGGAGTGGAAAGCTTTTGTAGCGCCCTATCCAAATGCCAAGAAGAGACGTCTGGTTCGTTCGTATAAGTTTTTGGTTTTGGCAGACCACCGCAGGGCGGCTATCAGATTGGCCCATGTCAAGCGCGAGAATGGGTACGCGTATCGGAAAGGCCAGATGAAACCCCACGACCCACGGTTGATTCAGGCGACAACCGCTGAAGAGTCGAATTTCATGGGGCCTGCGGTGGCGGCGTTGCATTGGAAGCTGCTTGAGGTTGAGCGCTTTGACAATATAGCTTATGCTCCCGGCATGAAGAGTGAGGCTCTTGACCAGTTCGTGGAAGACGTTGAGACTGAGTTGTCCGTCTTTGATGAGCCCCTCGTGTATTTTTATGAAGATTCTGTGCGCTTGGATTCTTCACAGCATAAGAGAGCGCACGTACCCTTCGGCATCTTGTTGGGGAAAATGGGTGATGTCAATGCCAGCAATCAGTATGCTGCCAGTACACCAGTGAAAGGAGTCACACGTTCTGATGCAAAGTTCTCTACTGAGGACGGGTTAGGCAGCGGTCAGATCATCACCACCGCTTTCAATACCACCGCTGTCGGCGAAAAGGTGAACCACTGCCTGAGGAAGCATCCCGGCGGAGCAGCTATAGCGGGCGATGACGTCTTCGGGGTGACGATCGAGTCACATTGGAAAGGTCTGAGGGATGACCTTGAAAACGCCGCTCGTCAGGCTGGGTACGTAGTGGAGATGGGATTCTCCTACGAGCGCTCGGACGCTGAGTTCTGTTCTGGAAGATTTTGGCCCGCCTCTTGTAAGAGGGGTTTTGCATTTGGTTGCAAGCCTGGGAAGTTGTTGCCGAAGTTGTTCGCCACCTCTAAACCTGAGTCCTTTGGTAGGATCGGTACCCATCTTAGGAGCGTGGCCTTGGGATTGGAGAAATCAGTTGAGCACATCCCAGTTGCCAACGTCACTATCAAGCACATCCTGAACTGGGTGGGGGAGGGAAAGGTGCGTAAGAGTTATGAGCATCGCGATTCATATAAGATCAAACGCGTGATGGGCGTCAAACAGTCAAATCGCATTTATGAAGAGTTCGCCCGAATTTATGGCACTACCAGAGCCGAAGTCCGCCGTTTAGAGAAGAAGATCCTTGAGACACCGATACCAGGCGTGTACAGTAGCCGCCTGATGAAAAAGATGAATAAGGTTGATCGGACCGGCGCCCCCCGGGCAGAGCATTGCTTGGCCGCTGGCGCTCGCTTAGGCTGTTTGGACGGGACAGTTCTAACAGCCGTGTCGGTACTGGCTAGTACCGCGGCTTGCGCTGTGGCCTATGCTATCGGGGGCCGCACACTCCGCAGATTCGCTCTCTGCGTGACGGTACCAATAATTGAAGAGTTTTGCAGGATGGTGGACCCCGTGGGTTATACAGCGGGTCTTATCTGCCATGAGGCCATGGTGTATGGTCTCGCTCCCCATCGGTGGCCTTCCTTGGCGCTCCATAGCGCCAACGCTTTGGGCTTCACCACGTTTGGGTTTTGGTACCTCCCCGCTGCCATTGCGGCGCACGTAGCTTTCAATAGCGCGTGCGTCTTGCTTGGGGCTTCGGGTGAGGCGTGCGGCTTAGAGGCGCCGGAGAGTAATTTTTTACCTGTGATGGCTAGAAGAAAGTTCGCTAAAGCAGTAGTTGTAGATGTTCCGAAACGTCCGCGGCGTAATCGTAGGGGAGGCCGCGCTCGTCGCGGCAATGGTGGCGCACCTCGTGTGGTGTTTGTGCCCCCCCTGCCTCCTAGAGGACGACAGTACAGACGAGCAAGATCCAATCTTCGACGCGTGACTGGTTACGGAGACTACAAGACTGACATGTACGATAAACACAGGATCAAGGATTTCGAAGGAAATTTCGCCGCCGATTATGGTGAGAGGCTCGGAGAGAGCTTTGGCGGCAAGCAGGGAGGAGTGATAGGAGAAGGGCTCCAGTCTCTGGCCAAGATCTTCGGCTATGGAGACTATTCCGGGACGAAGATTGAGGAAAACTCTCTCATCCTGGGTGGGGACCCCCCAGTGATAGACAATGTGAAGAGGAACGATGAAACTATCTTCAGGCATAGGGAGTTTCTGGGAGACGTGTTAACAGCTGCTGGTACCGTGAGTCCGATAAACATCGACAAATACCAGTTCGACCCGTCCAATCAGGATCTGGCTCCATGGTTGTCCGATGTCATCACCAAGTTTGGAGAGTATGAATGGCGAGGCGCTCTGATCGAGTTTAAGAGCACGTGCAGCGAAGGGGGAACAAGCCTTGCCGAAGGGTCGGTGTTCCTCAGCATGAACTACGACGTCGATGCACCAGACCCGACCACTAAAATCGAGTGTGAGAACACCGAGTACGCGATGTCGGAGAAACCGAGCAAGACGTGCATCATGCCCGTGGAGTGCAAGAGATCGAGGGACGTGCAAACACACCTCTACGTCCCGCCCGGAGGTGAAATTCCTGCCGGGAAGGACGCACACCTCTACGCGTTGGGGAACGTGTACGTGGGTTCAGAAGGTGTGCCGAACGTGGCGGCAGCAGCCACGAAGATTGGAGAGTTGTGGTTCACTTATGAAGTGGCAGCTTGGAAGCCGAAGATGGACCCGTCCAAGTCTGAGGGCCTGGCAGTCCATTGGTGTTTTGACTCGTACACCAATGCCAGGCCCGTTGGCTCGGCAGCGCCGCTGATATGGAAGGGGGACACAGAGTTTGTCGTGGATACGGTGAACAACAAGATCCTGTTCCCCCCATCAATGAAGACGGGGGTCTTCTTGGTGAATTTGTATTATTCAAACGGCACGAATGTGACGTGGCAGAATCCCACGGTCACGCAGACCAACTGCACCAAGTTGGTCTATTGGAAAGACGATGCCGCGTCGAACGCCTACGCACCCTCAGCGGGGACGGCGCTCGTGAACGCGGCCGCGATATTCTTGGTAGTCAGGGTTGACGCTGAGGATGCTACAATCAACTTTGCCACCGATGGCACGATTCCGGCGGCAGGTTTGCTCGACATATGGATTGTCGAGTTGCCCGCATCAATAGACGGCTAGACACGCCGCAGTTTTCGGGGAGCATGTCCCCGTTATCCTTTTGCAAGTGCAAACTTGTGATGCGAGCTAGGGAAAAGAGAGGGTTGGAGAGGAAAAAAG